TAGTATCGAAGATAAGACATTCTTTTATCAAGAATTTCTATATACTGCCACGTCTTCTCAAACTGCATTCACAGGAAATGATGCATTTAGTAACGACTTAGTATTCAAGAAAGATAGAATACAGGTTTATAAAAATGGTGCATTGTTAAGGGTTGGTGACGACTATGTTTTAGCAAGTCAACAATCAGACGGAACATTCAAACAGATTACACTTATTTCGGGTGCTACCACAGGTGATAAAATCGCTATCCATGCCTTTACTGGTTCATTCTTAACAGTTCAAGGTGGTGGTGTCGGTGGTAGTTCTCTATTTACAGAAACTGCAAACAATACAATCTTTAACCATAATAGTAATGGTATAATATTAAACGCAAATAATACTCCTTCTATAACTTCATTAGACGCTGGTGTAAACATTCAGTTAGAAGGTGTAACTAAAGTTGACGGTAATCTAACAGTTGATACTGGACATACATTTTCCGCACCAACGATTACAGACGGAACAGGAACATTTACTGGTGGTGCTGGTACTGGTTGGACAAGTATAACTTCTAGTTCATTTGCTGGTAACTTAACAGGTGACGTTGCAGGTGATACTACAGGAACACACATTGGGCCGTTGAGTTCAAGTTCAGGTAATATTCAAGTTAATTCAGCAACATACATAACAGAATTTAGAGGTGGTGGTTCAACCGAAGGACAGATTAGACTTAACTGTCATGTTAACTCTCATGGTCAAACTATTAAACCTCAACCACATAGTGCAGGTGTCACAAATACACTAACACTTCCTGCAGGCGGTGACCAAGAATTAGTTGGTACAACTGATACTCAGACTTTAACAAATAAAACTATTACAGGTACATTTACAGGTTCTTTAACAGGAACAGTTTCGGGTATTGCAAACCATAGTATTACAGGATTAAGTGATGTTGGTGGAAGTGCTCCAAGTAACGGACAGATACTTGTTTACAGTACAAGTAATAGTAGATATGAACCAACAGACCAAGCAACTTCTGATACAGTTACAGAAGGGTCAAGTAATTTATATTTCACAAATGAAAGAGTTGACGATAGAGTTAACGCACTATTAGTTGGTGGAACAGGTATATCAACGTCATATGACGATGCAAGTAATACATTGACAATTAATGGTAATGCTCTGTATGGTAATGAAGATGTCCTAGATTTCTTAGGTGGTGGTGGACTAGTCGGTGGTAACGGTATCGACTTAACATATAATGATTCCGCTAATACATTAACCATTCACAGTGATATTGAAAGTGGTGCTGGTTTACTAGCAACTACAGAAGCTACAGGAGAAAACACCATAAATATCGGTGCAGGTAAAGGGATTAAAGTCAATGCAAATGACGTGCAAGTTGACTATGAAGTTACTAACTCAGCTCCAGGCGCAGTTGGTTCAACTTCGGACGGTCACCTTTGGTTTGTAATATAGTGAATGAGTAATGTGTAATGGCAGACGAAATATATATAAACACCAAGAATGCTCCGCATAGTCAACTAGGACAACTAGGTCAATCAGGAACTTTCCAACAACCTTATCAAGGTCAGAAAGCTGTCACAGGTGATTTACAGGTACAAAGAGCTGTAAGTGGTCAAACTCCATTTACTTATCAAGCAAGATATCCATTTACTTATCAAGCTAACGCTCGAGGTAGATATCCTGCATCTGCAACAGGTCGATTTCCTGATACATATCAAGCACAGGGAAGATATCCATTTACTTATCCTGCGATAGGACAAACACCATTTACTTACCAAGCGAGATATCCATTTCCTGCAGCTTATCAAGCACAGGGAAGATATCCTGCAGCTGCACGTGGAAGATATCCTGCTGATGGACAATCAAGATATCCATTTCCGTATACCTATCAGGCAAGAAGACCCGCTCCAGCTAACTCAACAGGACGATACCCATATATTGCAAGAAGACCTGTAGCGGTGCAACAACCGTATGGCTATCCTGCTATTGGTACTGCTCAAGGGGTTCCTGGCCGAACTCAAGTATTAACGCCTTACTTCACCCCTAAAGGCAGTTTCGTTGATCGGGGGCCTAGTCCATATATAGTGCCTGGGCCTGGTACTTACGCTTTTACAGCATCAGGACGAAGACCCCAAACTTATAGTGCTAGAAGACCTGCAGTAGGTAGAACCCCTTGGTATGAAGGTGAAATAAACGCATTTTTTCAAGACATTTATGCTTATCAACAAGTTTACCAGCATGCCGTAAGAAATCAACAAACGTATTCACACCGTGGTACGTATCCGTTTTCATCGCAAGTTCAACAACCATACATTTCCAGCGGAGATGCACAAGGAAGAACTCCATTTACTTATCAAGCAAGATATCCATTTAACTATCAGGCAAGATATCCGTATCCTGCAAATTATCAAGCACGTGGAAGATATCCTGCTAGTGCACAACAATCATTTAATTACCAAGCAAATGCTCAGGGAAGATATCCATATCCTGCAAATAGACAAAATACTTATCCATTTAACTATCAGGCAAGATATCCATTTACTTATCCTGCTGATGCACGTGGTACGTATCCTGCTAGTGCACAACAATCATACCCTTTCCAGCAGAATTATCAGTTGAGTTATATTTTCCAACAATCATATTCTACAACTAGAAATATTGGTGCGGCCGCCAAAGTTAAAGCAGTATACTTAAATGACGCTGGAACTTTAAGAAAATTACAAGAAGTTTATGTAAATGACCAAGGAGCATTGGAAAAAATTCACCAAACAGTTCCTGTAGCTCAATTCAATAAATCATAAAAGGTATAAATAGTTAAATGGCAATAATCGCAAACATATTCATAGACCAAGGGACAGACTTTGCTGTACAAGTTGATTTAACAGATACAGTAGGTGATGTATTGAATCTAACTGGATTTACTGCGAATGCCCAATTAAGAAAAACATATGGTTCTTCAAATGCGACTGCAAACTTTACATGTTCACATAATGGAGTTGGTGGAACAGTTACAATGACATTAACTGACACTGTTACAACTGCTTTAGAAGCAGGAAGATATGTATATGATTTGATGATAACAGACGGAAGTGGTTCAAAAAGTCGTGTTGTTGAAGGACAAGCAACAGTAACGCCAGGCGTAACGAGGTAAACATGGCAATTAAAGGAAAACTTAGAGGAACAGGAAACATCAAGGTACAAACTTTAAAAGTTGGAGTTACAGACGTTAATCTATCAGCAAAATCCATTCAGGAACTACAAGACGTAGAAGCTTCAGAAACTGATAAAGGGTATCTACAATACGACCAAAACACAGATAAGTGGAAAACTACTACAGTCATTGACGGTGGCACTTTCTAATCGTATAAATAGTATAAGACACATATCAAGGGAACAACCAGTGAGTTCCGACCCACATTGTGAGTGGATAGGTTCATTATGGATATACCCATGTGGGATAATAACAGAATTATACGAGGAAAAAAATAAATGGCAACAGTAATTCAAATTAAAAGAACGACTGGCCTTTCTAGCCCTACAGTATCGGATTTAGCAGAAGCGGAATTGGCGTATGTCCAAGACCGTTCTAATGACGGTGCGTCCTCAAAGTTGTTCATTGAGTCTGTAGATTCAAGTTCAAACCCAGTTATACATGAAATTGGTGGTAAATTTTTTACTGATATCATAAAGGGTTCTACACCCACACCTGCTAACTTAATTGTTGGTAATGGTGCAACTGCTGGTGCAGAGATTCAACTTAGAGAAGATTCTGACAACGGTACAAACTACGTTGCTTTGAAATCGCCAAATGCGGTTGGTTCAAATGTAACATTTACACTGATGGGCGCAGACGGTTCTGCTAATCAGGTAATTGAAACCGATGGTTCAGGAAATTTAGGTTTTAGGACAGTAACATCAACAATTGACGGTGCAACAGACACAAACATCACTTCAGCAGCTGACGGTGCAATGTTACTGTATGATACAGGAACATCTAAGTGGATAGATAACGTAATGTCAGGTGACGCTACTATGGCGGACACTGGTGTTATGACTATCTCAAATGACGCAGTCACACTTGCTAAAATTGCAGACGCAGTTATCATTACAGAATCAGAAGGTATCTCAAGTAATGATGTAGATACAGGGTTCCCAACAGCGGCTGCTGTTAAGGACTATGTTGATTCAAACATAACTGCTCAAGATTTAGACGTTGCAGGTGATTCAGGAACAGGTGCAGTAGACCTTGATTCACAATCACTAACAATTGCTGGTACATCAAACGAGATAGAAACTTCAGCAAGTGGACAAACAATCACAGTAGGTTTACCTGATGACGTAACTGTAGGAAATAGTCTTACGGTCACAGGAAACCTAACAGTTAATGGTACTACAACAACTGTTAACTCAACAACTACAACAGTAGACGACCCAATCTTTACAGTTGGTGGAGACAGTGCTCCTGGCTCAGACGACAACAAAGATAGAGGTATTGAATTTAGATATCATAACGGTTCTTCTGCTAAAGTAGGTTTCTTTGGATTTGACGATAGTGCAAGTAAGTTTACATTTATCGCAGACGCAACAAATACTTCCGAAGTATTTTCAGGTACTGCAGGTAACGTTGCATTCGGAAATATCGAAGGTGTTGGTTTAGCACTAAGTGGTTCAATAACTTCATTGGACGGCGCTACACCTGCAAACGGTCAGTTAATGATTGGTACAGGTTCAGACGTTGCACTTGCAACTTTAACTGCAGGTGAAGGTATTGATATCACTAACGGTTCAGGTTCAATTACAATCATTGGTGAAGATGCAACAAGTTCCAATAAAGGTATCGCATCATTCTCAAGTGATAACTTCACTGTATCTAGTGGTGCTGTAACTATTACCGCAATAGACGGTGGGACTTTTTAATTATTAGAATAGGGTAATACATGGCAACAGTCATAACGTTCAAGAAGTCATCGACTCAGAACGCTGTTCCAACTACCTCAGATATAACTCTAGGGGAATTGGCAGTAAATACTTACCACGGTAGGTTTTACACTGAGAAGAATGACGGTTCAGCTGCCATTGTAGAAGTAGGGTCTAATCCTGCATCATTCACTATTAATGACGCAATCACGTTCCCCACTTCTGACGGTTCAGCTGACCAAATAATTACAACCGATGGTTCGGGGACTTTGACGTGGGCAGACCAAAGTGGCGGAAGTTATGGAACAGGTGCAACTTTTACCTTTTCTCTAACAGGAACTACAACCACTATATCAGGAAATGACGATGATGGGCAAGCATTGTCATATGATATTGGAAAGGAAGCAGTATATCTAAATGGTGTACTATTACAAGACGGTGGTGTTGACTACGCAACAACAAGTTCCTCAGTAATTACTCTTCAAGCAAATGGTGAAAGTGGTGACGTTGTTTGTGTTAAAACACCCAAACAGCCAGGCGTATTAGTTGAAACTGCAAGTTCAGCATTGACAACTACTAATTCAAATCAAACTATTCTTTCGATTGCTTCTGCTGGAACAAAAGCAACTAAAATATCTTTGACTGCAGTTCATTCAACAGGTTCACATTCTTGTGAAGTAGTTATGGGTAATGACGGTAGTAATGCATTCTTTTCACAATATGGTGACGTAACAACTACAGGTTCATTCTTGTATGATTTATCCACAACAATGTCAAGTGGTAATCAATTATTGAGAGCGACACCTGCTAATACTAATACAACTTTCTTCTTAACTTACAGTAGATTACCAGCACTTAAAGACGGTGAGTTAACAACTACAGCTACAACTGCAGACCAAACTCTTGATTCACAATCAACTGCATACGAAGGATTGAAATATTCATTACTCGCAGTTCATTCAAGTGGAACACATGCGTGTGAGGTTGTAGTAGGTACGGACGGAAGTAGTGCATTCTTCTCACAATATGGTGATGTTGTAACTGCAAGTTCTTTATTCACTCTAAATACATCAGTTAGTTCAGGAAATACTAATCTATTGGTAACTCCTGCTAACACTAATACCACGTTCTATTGGAGCGTGACTAAGAGAGGAGAATAATGCCAAGGTCATTAGCATTCAAACTTGCAGAAATTTCTAGGCACATAGAATATGATGCCACTAATGACGATATTGTTGTAAGTAAAGAATTAGTTTCTTCAAGAAGGAAATCGGGTTCTACAACTACGACTGCGACAACTCAAGTCGCACTGGATACGTTTGCACATGCAACATTCTCAACTGCAAGATACATTGTATCCGTAACTCAAGGTTCAGATTATCATTCTACAGAACTTGTTATATCTCATAACGGTTCTAGTGCAGATATCCTTGAGTATGGTATTCTCAAATCAGGTAGTGATTTAGCAACATTCAGTGCTGATATCAGCGGTGCAAATGCAAGATTACTCATAACTCCTGCTTCTTCAAGTTCAACTGTCTTTAAATTTGATAGACAACTAGTAGAATCTTAATCCTAAACTCCGTTTAGTTATAAATAACAGTAGACATTTTTAATAATGCTGTGAACTGGGATAGTGAACAGTAAACGGAGGCGAACAGCGTGGCTGCAAAGAATTTTCATGTAAAAAACGGACTGAGTATCGGTACAACCGAGGTAATCAACAGCTCAGGTCTTATACAAACAGCCGCACTAGGAAGTGATTTTAACGAAAAGGTTGACGACAGAGTCAACGCATTAATCGTTGCAGGAACAGGTATTTCTACCTCATATGATGATAGTGCAGGCACATTAACAATCAACGGACAAGTCGGAGATATCACGGGCGTAACTGCTGGTGACGGTCTATCGGGCGGTGGTTCATCGGGTGATGTATCTCTTGCAGTAGACCTAAACGAATTAACAGCTGCAACAGTAGATATTGCAAACGATAGTGTTGCAATTATAGATGCAACAGACAACAGTTCTAAGAAAGAAACATTAGCAGACATTGCAACTGCAATGGCTGGAACAGGTATTACTGCAACTAACGGTGTTCTATCTACAACAGTAGGTGATATTACATCAGTTGTTGCTGGAGACGGTCTAACAGGTGGTGGCACAACAGGAGATGTCACACTTGCAGTTCAAGTAGACGATAGTTCTATAGAAACAGATTCAGATACCTTAAGAGTAAAAGCAAGTGGTATTACAAATGCCATGTTGGCAGGTTCTATCGCAAACGATAAACTTGCAGGTTCAATTGCAAACGCTAAACTAGCAAATTCAACAATTACAGTTTCAGACGGCAGTAATACAACTGCGACAGCATTAGGTGGAACAATAACCTTTGCTGGTGGTGAAGGTATAGATGTTGCAGAAAGTTCAGGCACAGTCACATATTCAGCGGAACTTGCAACAGAAACAAACGCTGGTGTCGCAACATTTGACGGTACAGACTTTACTGTATCTTCTGGCGATGTGACAGTAAACGCAGAAAGAATTCAAGATATCGTTGGTGCAATGGTATCAGGAAATACTGAAAGTGGTATCACAGTTACATATGAAGACGGTGACGGTACTTTAGACTTCTCTACTACACTAGGTGGTCTTGCTGGTACTTCTGATAATATCACAGAAGGTTCAACAAATTTATTCCTTACCAACGAAAGAGTAGACGATAGAGTTAACGCACTACTACAAGCTGGTACAAATATGTCATTGACATATGACGATGCAGCTAACACTTTAACAATTGCGTCTTCGGGTAAAACAGAAGAAGAAATAGAAGACATTGTTGGTGCACAATTTGCTACAAACGGTTCACACACAAATATCACTGCAACATATGACGATGCTGGTGACGGTGCGGTAGACCTTGCAATCACAGACGCAACAATCAGAGGAAAGGTTTCCGTAACAGATTCAGGTGGAGACGGTTCACTTGCATACAATAACTCTACAGGTGTTATCACATATACAGGCCCAAGTGCGTCAGAAGTAAGAGCGCATATCTCAGGTGGAACAGGTGTTACTGTATCAAGTGGTGAAATTGCAATTGGACAAGCAGTTGCAACAAGTTCAAATGTAACTTTCGCAGACGTAGCTGCAACAGGTAATTTGACAGTTACAGGTAACTTAGATGTAAACGGAACAACCACAACTTTAGACACTACAAACTCAACAATTACAGATAGATTGATTGAGTTAGGAAATGGTACAACAGGAACACCTGCAAATGATATGGGTATTGTTCTTGAAAGAGGAGACTCAGACAACGCATTTATAGGTTGGGACGAAAGTGCAGACAAATTCTTAGTAGGTACAGGTTCATTTACAGGTGCAAGTACAGGTGATTTAACAGTTACTACAGGAACACTTGTAGCAAACTTAGAAGGAAATGTAACAGGTGCCGTAACAGGCAATGCAAGTACAGCAACAGCACTTGCAACTGCAAGAAATATCGGTGGTGTTTCATTTGACGGTACTGCAAATATAAACTTGCCAGGCGTAAACACCGCAGGTAACCAAGACACTACAGGAAATGCCGCTACAGCGACTGCATTAGAAACTGCAAGAACTATACATGGTGTATCGTTTGACGGTTCAGCAAATATTGACTTATCCGAAGTTGTACAAGATACAGTTGGAGCTATGTTCTCAAGTAATACTGAAACAGGTATTACAGCTACATACGAAGACGGAGACGGAACTATAGATTTAGTAGTTGGAACACTTAACCAAAATACAACAGGTTCTGCAGCTACTTTAACAACTGCAAGAACAATTGGTGGAGTTTCTTTTGACGGTTCTGCAAATATTAACTTGCCAGGTGTTAATACTAGTGGTACAGTTGATACTTCAGGAAATGCCGCTACAGCTACTGCATTAGAAACTGCAAGAACAATCAACGGAGTATCTTTTGACGGTAGTGCAAACATAACAACCCTTACAGCAGGAACAGGTGTATCCGTATCGGGAACAGCAGTCTCAATCGGACAGGCAGTTTCAACTTCAAGTAACGTAACTTTTGGAACTCTGGCAAGTGGTGCACACACAATTACAAACGCAACTAACTCTGGCGGAACTGCAAGGAATGTATATCAATCAACTTCTGCCCCTACGGGTGGAGCTGGTGCGGTTGGTGACTTATGGATTTTATACTCTTAATTGAGTAAAACAGGATAATATAATATGGCTTCAGGCTCACAGAAGGTTAAAACACCTACAGGTTGGAACGCAACCCAAGGAGCATGGGTAAAAACTCCTGATGGGTGGCGTGCTGTCGAACAAATTTATATAAAGACTCCTGATGGGTGGAATAACGCTAGTGGTCAAGAAGATACACAGCAACCTGCTAGAAGACCTGCAACTGGTAGACTTCAAGCACAAAGACCTGCAACTGGAACAACACCTGCTAGAAGACCTGCAACTGGTCAACTTCAAGCACAAAGACCTGCGACTGGTAGACTTCAAGCACAAAGACCTGCAATAGGACAGTCGCCAAGCACTTATCAGGCGCAAGGAAGATATCCATATCCTGCGAACTCACAAACTTCATTTAACTATCAGGCAAGATATCCATTTACATATCCTGCGAACTCACAAACTTCATTTAACTATCAGGCAAGATATCCATTTACATATCCTGCTAACTCGCAAAGTTCATTTAACTATCAGGCAAGGTATCCGTTTACATACCCTGCTAACTCACAGTCACCATTTACGTATCAGGCAGGTTACAGGTTCCCATTTACTTATCAGGCAAGATATCCGTTTATACAAAACTATGCTGCCCCGACTACATATCAGGCAAGGTATCCGTTTATAACAAGGTATCCGTTTATAGCACCAACTACATATCAGGCACCTACAACGTATCAAGCGAGATATCCGTTTATTCAAAGCGGAAATGCAAATTTTCAGCAACCTTTCATAGTTTATAAAGGTGGCCCACCTGCTCGTGCATCTATTCCATTCATAACCAACGCTAACGCACGTGGTAGATATCCTGCTAACACGACATATCCTGCTAACACGAATACAAACGCACGTGGAAATACAAACGCACGTGGTAGATATCCTGCTAACACGACATATCCTGCTACTAGAAATGCTAGAGGAAGATACCCTGCTAACGCTAGAGGGTCAGGAACATATCCTGCAAACGCAAGGCAGCCAGGAACTTATCAGAATAACGCAAGAGGAAGATATCCTGCAATTGGACAACAGCCTGGCACATATCAAAACAATGCACGTGGAAGATATCCTGCTATAGGACAACAGCCTGGCACTTATCAAAACAATGCACGTGGAAGAACTCCTGCAATTGGACAACAGCCTGGCACATATCAAGCACAAGGAAGATATCCGTATCCTGCTAACGCACAGGCAGCTTATCCGTTCCAACAGAACTATCAGAACCCTTATCCGTTCCAACAGAACTATCAGAACCCTTATCCGTTCCAGCAGAACTATCAAAATCCGTATCCGTTCCAGCAGAACTATCAGAACCCTTATCCTTTCCAACAAGCGTATCAGAATCCTGTTCAACGTTGGGACGGAGTGTTACAACAACAGTGGCCTGCAACACCTATTTCGTAACACACTAAATATTCTCACATAAGTGAGATTTAAATTATGACAGAAATTGACCATTTAATTGATTTTATTCCATACCGTTTAGACTGGACACAGGAAAGTGCCCGTGGGCAAATCTTTTACAAAAGCGGTCACCACATAGGTGAAATCCCTGTAAATCAAGACGGTTCAATCGACACAGAGTGCAACACATATAAAGTTGTAAAATATCTTGTAGAAAATGTATATGTTCCTAATGTAAAATTAGTGACATGGGGTGATATCAAAAAAGGCGACTTCATGCCTTTATCGTGTTTTGGATTAGATTATCAAGCGTCTAGTTATTTAAAGTATGTTCCTGATTATCATACTTACGGTTCTAGTATGATGAGAGTTAAGACTGGGACAGAGGAACTTACTGGTGGGAATCAACAAGAACTAGACCCTATTGGTTCAAATTTTTATCATGGGTGTAAAGGTCATTGGTTATTACACGACATTCAAAAGAATGGTTTGAATCAACCAATCACTATCGTATTACAAAGAGGTGGTAGAGAAGATAAAGTGGAATACAATCCACATATACACCCTGGCTCAGTACGACAAGGTGTATTCGGTGCGACAGATAATGAAGATATGACTTGTATTGTTTGGGACGCATACAATGCCTTTGATTGGATAGAACCTTTAAGTATCGATGATTGGTTGAAATGTTTCACTACACCACAGTTTGATAATATGAGACCAACACATTTACATGTTGCCTATAATTACACTTCAATTGAAGTACAATGTTCAGGTGAATGGACAAATGGCGAATCTAAACCTGATAGACAGTGGAGAGAAAAGGTAAGAGATTTTTCTAAGCAGGTATCAGAAATAATGAATGGAAAACCTTTAAACATATATCTTGGATATGATTCACGTCATGAAGACATAACAGACGTGCAAATAAAATCTATTAAAGACTCGTGCGAAAGAAGTGTAAGAGAAGAAAATTGTAGATTTGAACCTGAGATAAAACTACTTGACGTATCAAAGATTCCCGAATATACTAGGGAGTACGCAAATCAATCTACAGAATTTACTTACAGCAGATTCTTGATTCCATACTTAGAAAATTATGAAGGGTTTAGTATATTCATAGACAATGATTTCGTATGGAAAAACCCTTTTTGGGAAATGTTTTACTTTTTGCACCCTGACAATGCAGTAGCATGTGTTCAATATGAATATGAACTAGAAAAAATGTCTACGACTAAAATGGGTGGCGAAAAAAATGTTATGTATCCTAAAAAGTTATGGTCTAGTTTCATGGTGTTTAATAATGCCCATGAAGACTGTAAAAAATTAACACCCGAAGTTGTAAATACTGCAAGTGGTCAATACTTACATCAGTTTGAGTGGACTGATAAGATTGATAGAATTCCTGACAAATATGTCTTTACGGAAGGCATGTCAGACGAAAATAAACGATACCATGCGGTACACTATACAAGAGGTGGCCCATGGATAAAAGATATGGACTGTAGTGACATATCACAATTAGACTTGTATAAAAAGTATAAAAATGCACTCGATAAATAAGAATAGAGGTAATATATTATGAATCAATTAATCTACACAGAAGAAAACAATCTTCACGTCACCAAACCAAATGGTTTGAGATACCAATATGAAAATGTCGAAAAACCAAATTTAGGTTTTGATTTTGATGTTGTTATATACGATATGCAAGAAGGTGAATATAAAATTGTTAATTATAACGATGACATTCCTTTTGAGCAACAAGAAAGAACTGCACTTGAAGATAGTGATATGGACGCTATTGAACAGTTTATCAACCAATCAGAACCACCAACTGGCATGTGTTTAAATGACCAATTCATGTCGGATATAGAAAATGCAACAAGGGAACGTATTGAAGACTGTTCAAATCATTATAGATTTCCAAGTTTTGCTGAGTGTGTTTATGCTGGACGTGAAGGTTCTAATCACCCGTTCAGGTCAGAAGCAAGAAGAGTTATGGAGTTTGCAGATGCCACTTGGTCAATATGTTTTTCAACTCAAGAAGAGATAATGGCAACAAGAGAAGACCATTTAAAACCTTTTGAAGAATATTTACATATTTTGCCAGACCCAGTGACACCTGATTCTATATCATAAGTTAATGAACGTTGTTTTCCATGACAAACCTTTCAAACTAACGAAAGAAAATTATCCGTTAGGAGATACTTTTCATGTTATTGATAATTATCTTTCAGAAGAGTTACATTGCCATTGGGATAGACAGTTAGTTGGAAGTAACCTTTGGTCTAAAACAAATCAAGTTGGGTCTGAAAGTAAAACAGGATTACCACACCATTCATTTTGGGGTGGCACATTTTTTAGAAATCGTATCAATGATTACATAGACCCGTCAATGAACAAATCGGATACTTATTTTGCTAACTATTTTAATACTAGGGTAATGAATGACTTTGGTTTTCGTTGGGTTAATTTTGATTACATGGGTTTGAATTCACAGACTCAGGGACTAGACGGCACATGTCATAGTGACTGTGACCCTGAATGTGAATGGAATCTATCCTTTTTGTATTATCTAAATCAATTTTGGAATCCTAAATGGGGTGGTGATTTAAGAGTATATGATAAAAATATTGGTAGCGGTGTCGCAGAAGACATGGACAAATATGAAATAGGAAGAATAGAATTTAAACCAAACAGATTATTATTGTTTGACGGGAGAATACCTCATGGTGCAGAAGCACCAAAACCTTCTGCAAGATATGTAGATAGACGTTCATGTGTATTGCGTGGTTCAGAAATAAGATTAGTACCCAAAGAAGAAGAAAGAAGAGAAGTTGCACCAAGACAATTAAGAGCTCAAAGATATGCCAACGATAGAATTTAAAACATATAACGAAAACGCATTTGAGTTATTTCGGCCTGTACCTGCAAGTAAAATGCAACCTGATTGGTGGAAAAAATCAAAGGTTCATATGGTGGATAATGGACAGGTAACCATATCATTAAGAGCATGTCCCGCTATGCATGACTGGTTATCTACAGGCTATTATATTGCAACTAATAGAGATATACATTGTATATACCGTGAAGATGATACAGCTTATGGTTCTTGGTTTAGTTATTCTCCGCCTGACAATGAAAATTTTGAAGTTACTTATTCTTCACCAACACATACGAAACACCAACTAATGCAAGATAATTTTGCATTTTTAAAAGGAGACGGTTCGTATGAAAGACCGTATGACGCATTTAAGTTTAGAGTACCTTGGGCTGCTGTAACACCGCCTGGCTATTCTTGTTTATATCTTGACCCGTTTTTAAATCAAAACAAATATTTTAGAACGTGGCAAGGAACAATGGATACTGATATGTTTAATACCTTAACAGATAGTACACAGGTTATTATGTATCCAATGCATAACAAGTCTTTTGTCATACCTAAAGGAACACCAGTTTTACAGATAGTTCCATATAGAAGAGAACAGTGGACTGCGTCTTATATTAACATGGACGGGAGTGCCTATATAAACGAAGCTCATCAACAGACTAGTGATTATGGCAGAAAACCGATTACAGAATTGAGTAGAACCGAAGGTGACGCTGATTCACCTGATAATCAAATCCCTGGCGGATTTTATAGAAAGTATATGTGGACGACTAAAGCAAAAAACTTTAAGGACGCTCCACCTGATGAATGTCCCTTTGACCCAACAACAGGAGAAATGAAAAAGTGAAATACGAAGGATATACAGAGTTCGAGTCTAATAAAACTAAAGGTGATAATAATCTTGGAGTTGATATCGATAGTTTATACGAAGGACAAACTAATGTTCAAATAGAAGGTTATCATGATGATTGGGATAATCCCAACACACCTGCTTTTTTTACTTGGAATTCTATGAACTGGCACGAAGATACTTATTGTGGTTGGAAAACTTTTAAAGGTGAACAAGGTCATAATACACTATCAACAGTATGGGAAACAAGATGGTGGCACTCAATCCAACCAGCACCTTACAAGTATGTGGGTGGCCCATATAGAGCTGCTCTTTCAGACTTTACTTTAGGATTTTATGGATTATTCTTTTGTCAAAGGTTTGTTCCAATTACAGATTTTAAAATCACTTATGATAAAGCAGTTAAGGTAGGTGATACTATAGAATGTGTAATAACAAACACTATAATTGAAAATGACACTTTGAAACAAGAGTTAATTCAAAGAATTTATGGTAGTGATAAAATTGTTGGTCGAGCTTGGTCAAGTCATTTTATGAAGAAGAAAGAAGACTATAAAGAAAAACAACAAGACTTAACTGAATTAAATGGTGACGGTAATCGTGACCGAGGAAGGTACGGAGAAGATGTCAGTTAGATTATTATTTCCAACATACTTGTTTAGCAGGAATATGCTAGACCCAAATCTTGATGAGAATCAAGGATATGATTTGGAGTATAATGATATGTTGGTAGAAGAAGTTAAAGCAATGCGTAAACGTGACCCTATGGGTAGACTTGTATCTAATTCGCCTGCGCCTGGAACGAAACATATTGCAGGTTGGCAGTCTAATGACGGTTGTGAGAGCAGTCCTATTTTTCAAAAGTGTATGAATCGTATTAGTAGATTTTTCAAAGATGAAGTTTTACCTTTTCACGGTATTCATAGTTCTCATGGTATCAAAATGAAAGCAGGCAACTCATGGGCAAATGTAAATGAAAAAGGTTCTTGGAATAGACCTCATATGCACAATGGGTGTTGGTATTCGGGAGTTTTGTATCTACAAGCAGACGGTGACGAAGGTAATTTTGAAGCAATAGATAAAGACGCTAAAGTAGTTCATAACTTTCCGCATCACCAAAGAGTCAGAACTAGTTTTGCACTTCAACCTAAAACAGGAGATATCCATTTATTTTCTAGTGGTTTAATGCATATGGTTGAACCTAACTATACTGATAAAGAAAGATACAGTATATCTTTCAATATGGAAATGTCTGATATGTTAGTTGGAGAAGGTGGCGGAAGTTTTGGTCATGACTTTTCTGCTGATAACTATAATACGGAAGAATTTTCATTTGAATTAGATGAATGGGGTAATCCGATACGTTAATTTCATAAATAAACGTATGGAAGAAAACCTTATAGCTTTTGACGCACACTTACTTTGGAACATAGTTCTAACCTTTATTCTTATGCCTTTAGGGTTCTTAATCCGTAACCTATTATCTGAACAAAAAAGAATCGATATCCTTATTAATAAAACACGTGAAGAAGTCGCCAAAGACTACGTAACACGTGAACAACTATCAAAAGAATTAGAAAGATTAATGGACACTTTAGATAGAATTGACAGTAAAATAGATAGACTTCAACAAAAGACTTACTTCCAAGAATAATTCTTATAAATAGTAGTATTAAAGGAAAATACTACTATGGCCGCACCAAATTCTAAAGACACATTTAAACAGTATATCAAGCGTGCTCTTGGAGCTCCAGTAATAGAAATCAATATAGATGACGACCAGCTGGACGACAGAGTAGACGAAGCATTACAATACTTTCGTGAATATCATTATGACGGTAGTATCAAAACATATCTAAAACACCAATTGAGTGCTAACGATATTGCTGGATTAAAAACAGACGAAACATTTACAGAAAACGCAGCTGGTACTCACGCAAAAACAGACCAACAATATAAACAACAACAAAACTATATTGTTTTACCTGAGTTTATACTATCAGTTATAAACATATTTCCATTTGCAGATAAACACAATCTTAATATGTTTGATATCAGATATCAATTAAGACTCAACGACATATACGATTTAACGAACACTAGTATTCTATACTATGAAATGGTTCAACAGCATATCAGTATGTTAGACCAAATGTTAGTAGGTCAAGTACCCATAAGATACAACACCCATATGAATAGATTATATCTTGATATGGACGCTGACGGGATAAACGCTGGTGAGTACATTATTATTGAATGTTACAGAAAGATAGACCCAAATGATTTTACAGACATATACAATGACATGTGGTTGAAAAGATATGCGACTTCTTTGGTCAAGTATCAGTGGGGACAGAACTTATCTAAGTTTGGTGGTATCGCACTGCCAGGCGGAGTTGTGCTTGAACCCGATAACATAAAGTCAGAAGCACTAGAAGAAAAAACAAGGTTAGAGGAAGAATCAAGATTGAACTACGAAATGCCTGTGTTAGATATGATGGGGTAATAAATGCCAACTAACGTATTTTTTAACCATGCAGTTCAAAGTGAACAACATTTATACGAAGATTTAGTTGTTGAATCACTTAGAATGTATGGACAAGAAACATTCTACTTACCAAGACAGATAGTTGAAACAGATACTATTTTTGACGAAGACGTGCAGTCCAAATTTGGTGACGCATACTCAGTAGAAATGTATATTGAAAACGCCGAAGGATTTGAGGGCGAAGGTGACCTCATGTCTAAATTTGGTGTAGAGATACGTGACCAAGCAACATTCGTTTTATCGGTAAGAAGTTGGGAAAGGTTTGTCGCCACAGACCAAAATTTAGCAACTAGTCTTAGACCTAACGAAGGAGATTTAATTTATCTTCCTTTATCAGGTTCATTATTTGAAATCAAATTTGTAGAACACGAACAACCCTTCTATCAAGTAGGTAAACTATTTGTATTTAAACTACAGGCAGAACTATTTGAATATGCAGGTGAAGACTTTGATACTGAAACAGACGCAGACTTTGTTGAGACAGAACAAGCATACAGAGTTGATTTAAGAATGGGTGGAACTGGTGCATACACACTTGGTGAAAATGTAACATTAAATGGAACCGTTGTAGGTGAAGTTGTTGGATATAGTGAAGACATAACACCTAATCAATTAGAAGTAATACACGTAACTACCACGTTTAGAGTTGGTGATACTCTTGTTGGTGCGTCTTCGGGTACTTCAAGAACTATTTCAAGTATAACAGACTTAACAACAATGTCTCAAGACGCAAATGCTCAGAACTTAGACTTTGAAGGTAAGGCAGATAACTATCTAGATTTTTCAGAAACGAATCCATTTGGTGAGGTTACATAATGTTTGGAACACGCTTTTACAACGAAACAATCAAACGAGCAGTTTCAATATTTGGAACTTTGTTTAATAACATTGACGTTGCTGATATAAAAGCAGACGGAACAGTTTTAAGCGTAAGAAAGGTTCCTATAAGTTACGGGCCAAAAGCAAAGTTTCTTGCAAGACTTCAAAACGAAACAAATCTAAATGACGGAAACAGAACTGCTATCTCATTGCCTAGAATTGCATTTGAACTTTCAGGTTTTGAATACGACCAATCTAGACAACAAAACAAATTATTCAGAAATACTAAAACTACTCAAGAGACCGATAAAGTCAATCGTAAATTTCAATACGCACCAGCACCATGTAATTTAAACTTTACATTGTCTGTAATGGCAAACAAAATGAATGACGCATTACAGATAGTTGAACAGATACTACCATATTTCCAACCTGATTATACAGTTACCATGAAGATGATAGACGATATGTCTGATAATAGAGACGTTCCTGTCATATTGAGTTCAGTATCATTTGAAGATACTTATCAAGGTGGTTTTGACGAAAGACGTGTAATCACATATGATTTAGAATTTCAAATGCAGTTATACTTCTTTGGCCCTGTTTATCAAGGTAAGATTATTAAAAACGTTATTGAAAGAGATTATATCGGTGACGGTAATTCAGGATTCACAACTTCTGAAATAACTAGCGCAGGTCTTGTAAAAGAAGTTAAAAGTTACGTACCTGCATTTGAGAATAGAACCAATACAGCAGTATCAAACTCTTCAACTATTGCATTTGGAACAGCATTAGACGCTGATATAAGTGTAGGAGACGAAGTATTTGGAACAAACTTAACAACTAATCCAACCATAAGTAGTATTGCAAATGACAAACTAAGTATGGTGGTAAGTGCAAATGTTACTATTGACGCAAATACAAAATTGAAATTTGTTGGTTCAGTAAATACTAATGATACGTTTGTAGTAGCGGAAACAGTTTCATTCTATGACGATGGAACAAACAAAACCTACGCAGACAACTTAACAGATGATGCATAATTATGACAAAAAAAGTAGACGAAAAGTTAAACGACTTGCTCGATATTAACACCTCTTTAAAAAAAGAAACCAAAGCGGTTCCTATGATTAGACCTGA